ACATTTAGGACAACCTTGTCCATGCAAGTGGTCATTTGGCGTTTGCCAAAACGCCCCATGTTCTATGCCATTTTCATCAGTTTCATGACAAATAATACATACTTTCTTATGAATTCCGCTATATTCTGATTTAGAATAGTCGTACTTACCATTATGAATTAATTCAGCGTCTTTAATAAAAGATTCAGTTGTTCTTTTGGCATTACCACTACAATGAGGACACCCATGACCTCTGTATATATGATGAGCAAAATCTTGATAAAATACGCCATGTTTTGGGCATATGATAGGGTATTTCAATGTATTACTTTCGTACTCAGTAATTAGTGAGTAATCATATTTAAATTTGTGAACTGCATTAGATTTTTCAATTATATTTTTTAATTTTTCATCCATTTCTAAAAAAATTTAATACAAAGATATAAAAAAAGCAGGAGAAAAACAAATTTTTCTCCCACTTTTTTAAAGTTTTATCTAAATTTTCTTATGATTTAAATGTCATCGAATGAAACTCCCTCTGGGGTCAAAATGAAGTCGATTACGATGTACTCAAGAGCGTTGTAAGGCTTGAAGTAAATCTTAACTGGAAGTTCTCTTCTCTCACGTGACTCTATCGTGTCGTTAATCTCAATCCTGTAGTCAGAGATACCTCTGTTGCTTCTAATGCTGTCCAAGATTGGAGTTACGGTTGAGATGAATGACTGCTTAACTGTTGCATCATTTGGCTCAAAGATGAGACCAATACAAGAGATTGCAACAAGCTTTCTCAATCTGAGCAACAATCTACGAACTGCAATTCTGTTAAGCTGAGATTCATTAATCTGAAGGTTCTTCTGACCCCATATCTTTGGACCATCTTGTGCAAATGTCTTAATTGGATTGATTCTTCCCTCATAAAGAGTATCCTCGTCAGCCAACTTGGTAATGAACTTTGCTCTCACGCAATCGACATCGCCACGATTTATACCAGCGGGAGCAAACCAAGGATATGCGGTATTATCCGTTTGTGCGAAGTTTCTAACTGCGTCCTTTGTAGGAGGTAAGAAGATGTACTGATTATTGTCTTGGTCAAGATACTTAACCCAAGGATAATATGTACAAGTATAGTTAGAATCAATCTCAGTGTCCTCAAGGTTCATAACAGCATCCTCTGGAGTGTACATCTCACTAACGTAATCTCCTGCACCGTTTGGTTTGTCAGGTGTTGTTACCACGTAAATTGAGTCAGCTCTCTCTTCCTCAATCATTTCAATTACCTCTTCGACAAGAAGTTTCTGATTTACATAGTCAATACCTGGGGTAGCGAATACGTTAATATCAGTTGCCTCTGGATTAGCGAATTGGCGAATACCACTCAAGTATGCATACCAGTCAGAGGTGATACCATTCTGATTCAAACCAAGCAACTCTGGGTCTTTAATCTTATTAAATTCATATCCTTCACCACTTGTCAAGTTTACATAGCCCTTATATTGAGACAACTTAAAGTTATCAGTATTGGTTCTCTGGTCTCTGTAAACATTCCATCCATCAAATCCACCATAGAAGAATACGGTAAACTTACGAAGATTTACATACTCATAGATTGAACCATACATATTTGCTTCAGTATCAATGATTGGTGGCTCAGACAGCGTGCTTGTTCTAGAGTTAGTTGATACACAATCGAAGTAATATCCTTCTTCGCCATCAACAGTAACATTTTCACTTGCAATACCACCTCTTTCATAATCCAATCTTGAGTCAAGGTGGAATCCATGAGAAATGAATCTTGGGTCTTCAACATATGCCTTATTGCCCTTGAATGTGAAGTTATCAATATCTACGCCCACCCAAGATGAAAGACCAAAGTATTGTTTTCTATTCTTAATTTCCTCATCGAAGTATCTGTTATACTTAATTGTTGGGAAGGTAATTCCAGTTGCCTTATCACCATTAATCTGAAGTCCATCAAATTGAGGAATTGGATAACCCAAGAAACCAGCAGGAACTGAGTTCTTAGCAGCAGTTGACTCATTTACTTCAACAGTAATATACTTTGACTTTGACTCATACACACCATCAAATGAACCAATCTTGAACGCAATGTAATTCGAATCACCTGGAACCATCGAACATCTTCCAAATTTCTCAAGTGGAATGATTGATTCATCAAGGTCATCAATTCTACGTACAACTACATCGAAAGTACCATCGTCTGGTCTGATATTCTCGATAGAAACCTTAACCTCGTAGTTTGAATTATCACCATCAGAAATTGTATGGAATCTGAACAACTTATTAACATCAACATTGTTAATGTCACCCTTCAAGTTAGATACAATCCAAGGAGTTGATGCATATCTATATGCTGACTTATAATCATTCATGTCAAGTGCAACATATGCAACATCGCCACCATCCATTCTGTAATAAAGCCCATCTGCCATATTAAGAACCAATGTACCTTCTTTTCCAGTGTTTCCACTAGTGCCACCTCCAGTTAAGTTACCATAATAGTTGGTCTTATCAATGTTTTCATCAGTAATAGAAGATGTAATATCAGCAGCTTTATAATAAGCATAAACATAATGTCTCTTGCTACTACCATCTGTATATTGTTTAACAGTATAGATTTGTCCAATGGATACTGTTTCTACGGCTCCAGTAGGTTTATTTGTCTTATAATCAAATGCTTGACACTTAATTCCTAGGGTTTTTGCCTCTTTATCAGCCAATAATCTTCTTCCTACCCACTTTCTATTAAGTGCTTCTTGCTGAAGTCTCATCAAGCCATAAATTGGCTCATGATGACAATAATCCGCTGTGTAATAAGCTTGGAATGCTTTAAGATTTTGGTCTATTTCGCTAACAGTACCATCAGCAATAGCTTGCTCAAGAGCAACATCATAAAGTGACTCAACGTAGATTGGCGCATCACCGTCATCTGCCTTTGTACCAAGAACCTTTAAGATATATTCCTTATCAAATGGATTTAAAGATACTGGGTATTCAAACGTCTTGTTTGAATCATTTACAGTTTCAGTACTTGGTCCTTCAATACCAATAATCTTAAATCTACCATGATTTGTTGGGGTTACTGACCAATCAGGTGTATCACCACTCATATTGAAATTAGTACAAATATCACCACCGCTCTTATATGGGGTATATGCAGTAATTGCCAAAGCTCCCAAATTATATCCATCCTTTGTACAACCACTAGAACTTGCTGTTCTTTCTCCAACATAATATCTTAGTGTATCATACTTTGTGGTTTCACAAATACAGTTACCGCTGTCACCAGCCAAATATGGATTATATGTACCTCTTGAACGTAACACTGCAACAGCTTGTCCATTTGCTGTTACAACCCATGCAGGACCTGCATTATAACCACCAAGTCCAAGAACACGAACAACCTTAAGCTGTTCACTCTCACTCAAGTATGACTTAGCAATATAAGGCAACTCATATTTAGGATATTGGCTTCCCTTAAATTTCTCTGTACTAGTACCACCGAATACCTCTTGGAATTCACGCCAATTTGAAATGTCCATTGGTTGGAATGCTGGACCCTTTAAAGTCTCACCAACCACACCAAGGGTTGTGATTCCAAGGCTGCGAACTGCATAGTTAATGTCAATCTCACGGCTGTATATACCAGGTGATACATGTATTCCTCTTGCATTATCTGCCATAATTTTTAAATATTTATATAAATTATTTTATTCATTATTTTTATATAAATATTTGATATATTCCATTAATTCATCTTTATCAGTGAAAATTTCGCCAATGTAATATTTAAACACAAAAAAAAGAGGAGAATCACTCCCCCTCATCCCAAAACTTAATTTTATTTAATATTTCATCAAATTCCCCATCCTTAAACTTAAAACTTATATATTCAATAAACTCAATTATATCTCTATAATCTGTATCTGTTGTTATTTCAGAATCCATAACCATCTTATGATATTCTTTAAGTTTTTCAATGTCATTAAATTCCTTATGATATTCATCTTGAATTAAAAATGCATAACTTGTTATCCTTCCAACTTCATTCAATAACTTATGAAGGGTATATGCATCACCAAAATTCATCTCAAACTTCAATCTTGCATCAATCTCCAATAGTAGTCTCTCCAATATCATTAGATTACTTACGGTAATGAATGGAGATATTAGTTTTTCTTTAATGTTATTCATTTGTTCTTATATTTTAATAAATTAGTCCAACCATGTTTAACGGCAGAGTTATATGCCCCTCCAAAGCGCCTAACCATGTCTCTAGCCCCAGTACATTCTTTAGCTGCATTTAATACGTTTTCTAATAGTCCCCAATATCTATCATCCTTTTTTCTATCAATATAGAACTCATTAATCCAACCATATCTTACAGATACATTGTATGCCGATTGGTTCTTCTCTTTCATTTCGCTTTTATGAGAATATTTTTTAGACTCTTCTAAACATTTCTCATATGTCCATCTTGTTCGTTTAGTTACATAATTTCTAGTTTTTTTAACATTGTGCTCAATTTTTGGGGTAAATTCATGATTTTCTTTATTATTTATATAATCTCTAATATTAGCAATATTAGTAAAAACCATCTTATCATTATATAATCCACTTAATACATCAACATCTTTATTATGAAATGTATTGACATCAGTGTAATATATTAGCTCGCAATCAGTCTCTTTAATTTTATTGAATTTATCGTAATCAAGTTGTTTCCTAATTTTTAGCATTTCTTCGGCATCTTCATCACTCATATCTTGTTTAAACTTAGTTGGAATATAATGCTGTTCCCCTTGACACTCGATATAAACCTTTTTTTGAGGTATAAAAAAATCAATTGTTTGTTTTCCTAGATTAATATAGACATTTCTTTCAAAATACAAATCTTCATTTTCTAACATTCTTTGTATTCTATCTTCTAAAACAGAATTTTTACAAAATGGGCATCCTTCACCCCTTAAATGTGCAGTTGGAGTTTGCATGAATATACCATGTATTAAACATTCTATTGGCATCTTAGTTTGGGCGTTAATATATTTTTCAGGAAAATACTTGTACCTTTCACCGTGTATTTTAATGGCATTTTTAACAAATATTTCACCGTTATGTTTTACACCGCCATTACATTTGGGGCATCCACAACCTCGAAGATGAGAATCATAAGACTGTTCAAAAATCCCATGCTCTATTCCATTTTCATCTTTCTCATGACATATAAACTTACCCTTTTCTTTTTGTTTATTTGGATAGTTGATTAAAGAATAATCATATGTTCCTTTGCCATGTACAGCTTCTGCCATAGCAATCCATTCTTCATTGCTTAAATTCCTATGTGCGCATTTTGGACAGCCATGCCCAGTTCTGAAATGGTCAGCTCTAATTGTGAAAATTCCATGTTCATTGCCAAATATATCTTTTTCATGACATATAACATTAATATAACCTTTATTATTTGTATATTCAATTGTGGACATGTCATAATTATGATTTTTATGCACTTCTTTACATTTTTCAATAAATTCTTCAGTATTTTTTTTAGCCACGCCACTACACTTTGGGCATTTCTGTTTTTTAGAAATATGATTATCCAAAGACATTTCAAACACGCCATGAATTGGGCATATTATTTTTGTTTTATGTCTGACACTTATTGGTTCATTTTCTTCAACTAAATGATAATCATAAAAGTCATTGTGTACTTTTTTCGCCTCTTCAATTTTTTTCTTTAAATTTCCCTTTCTCATTTTATAAATTATTTGTTTTACATTTATTGACCATAAATAAATATCTTTATATTTGCAAATATATATAAAATTCCTGAGAAAAACAAATTTTTTAAGATAATTTTTTTTCAAAAGGGAATTATGGCCAAGTACAAAGACAAAAAAAAACTTGAGTGATTTTTCACCCAAGTTTTTATATAGATTTAATGCTTTCAGTTGTTTATCTGAATTCATTAATACTCCAATGAACAAGGCCATCCACACGAACGTGACCATAATATCTGTTATTCACCATCTTCTTAGCGTACCTAGTCATGATTCCCTTGACTGGTGCAAAGTTGAACGGATTATACATAGTCGGAGTTAATTGCATTGGAACATATGGCGCGTAGATATATCCTGTGTCAAGAAGTGACTTACCCTTGTGACCAATAATCATTGACCAGTGTGGAGAATATGGGTCACGGTATACGGTGTAACGTCCACCGAGAGCACCAATCTTCTCGATACCCATGTTGTACTGGTCTGACTCAGCACTTGCGTCTGAAACGTGGAAGTACTCAAGGTTGTCGAACAAAGCGCTGATTTCTGAAGATACAACGATGAAGTTTGCACCACCACGAAGTGTTGACTTATGGATTTGTGCAGAAATCTGGTTAATCTTAGTCATAAGCTCTTGGTTCCAGTCTTTCTGAGTATAGTTAGTTGAGAATGCAGCCATTCTTCTCCAACCATTAACATCCCAACGTGCTTGCCAAGGTGCGCCCTTACGAAGGTCACGGAGAATCTCACGGTCAATCTCAGCAGCAATCTGCTCAGAAAGGATAGCAGTCAATTCAGCCTCTGCATCAATGTTGTGGAATGCAGAAACGTCTTGTGCCAACTCTGGTGACCATGTAGCACGAAGCTTTCTTTCCTCAACTGAAACAGTTACTGAATCAAGCTTGAAGCTAACCTCACCAATTTCAGTCTCAAGCTCAAGAGAATCATACTGTGCCCAAGCAATCTTGAACAAGCTCTTGATGTTCTCCTTAGTTGCAGCCTCATCAATAGTAGTGCCACTCTTTACGATAGCTGCGTCAAGCTGTGCAGCATCAACACCGATGTAGCCATCGATAGTACCACCTTGCTGGATAACTGGCTTAGCGAGGTCAAGCTCGATATACATCTTACCTTCTGCATCGCAAGCAGCACCATATTCTACGATACCCTTACCATACTTCTGAGTAACAACTCTGAAAGGAACAGACTCAAACTTACGGAAAGCTGCGGTCTTAACGGTGTCAGAACCAGGAGCATTACCAGCTACAAATTCCTTCTGAGTAATAACCTTCAATGAAGCAAGGAAGCCTTCGGTATCCATTTCATTTCCATCAGGACCAGTCAACTTGCTAGCGTTGAATGAAGAGAAACCATCAATCTCAAGGATGACGTTACGGATAGTTCCGTCAAAACCACTCTTGAAATACTGGTTCAAATTGTCAGCACCGAAAGGACGAACACCACCAGGAGTCAAGAATACTGGGATAGCCTCACCAACCTTGATAGTTACCTTACCCTTAGAGTTGTCATACAAGAAGTCATTGTAGAACAAATCGTAAAGAGTCTTTTGGAAGTACTGAGTTACCTCTGGGCCAGCCTCACGCAATGCTGTTACGTGAAGACCTTCAGCAGCAGCACGCTCCTTTGCAGCTTCGAAGTCTGTTGCGTCAGCAATTTCCTCACCGAGCTGTGGAACATACCACTTATTCTTCTCAAGCTCATTGATTGTCTCGTCTGGGAGATAATATCTTGGCTCAACACGTCCTTCCTTGTTACGGTTTACACGGTCATAGCCCATAAGTCCCTTGTGACGACCAGTTGTACCATCGATGATGTCACCAGGAGTTGCACCCGTTGCATCCTCTGGAAGCTGCCACTCTCTCTCTGAAGTAACAGGGAGGATGAAGAACAACTTACCAACTGGAAGGTTCATAGCTTGTACTGAAACGATGTCATTAGCAAGAAGCTTGCTGAATACACGTCTAATAATTGGGAAAACAACGGTTTCAAAAGAACCACTGTTATCTGAAGCAGTAGCCTCGTAAATCAAGTGCTTTGCCTCGTTCTCATACAATGTAGCAACATTCTCCTTGATGCCATCAGGAAGTCCCTCAGTGAAGCCGAGGTTGTCCCAGCGCTGTTGAATGCTCTCACGTATCTGCTGTTGTGCGTTGTACTCGATATTACCAACTACACCACTTGATAAAAATTCTTTCATATAGATAAATGAAATTTTATTTACTTATTTTATTATTTTTTTCTTATAAATATACACAAATTTTAAAAAGTATCAATTACTTCATCATTCTGTGCATTAAATCAAGAGAATCCATCATATCTTTTGACTTATAGATAGGAGTCTCATTAATTTTCTTTGAACTCTCAACTGTAAGACTCTTTTCTTCAGTGATGTTCATCTTATTATTTTTCTTAAGTTCACGACTGATAGATTCATAAAGTGCTGCGGAAGCCTCAACGGTCTTACCCTCATTCTTGAATCTATTAATGATTTCCTTCTTCTCGTCTTGTGAAGTAGTGTTCTCAGAAACCAACTTAATAATCTGTGCAAGGTTATGGTTAGTTACAGAAACTTTCTTCAACTGCTCCATAAGGTCAGTAAGTGCTCCCTTAAGTTCCTTATTTTCTTGAAGTGCTGCGTTAGCTCTCTTAACAAAGCTTTCAGAAACAGAGTCTTCTTCACCACCACTATAACGTGGAGTAGCAGTACCCTTAACTCTCTTACCACCCTTACTCATAGAACGAGCATTGCGACCATTTGAATTAGGAACATGAGACTTTGAAGTACTGTTCTGTTGAACGAAACCACCAACATTGGTTGCCTCTTCTACTGGTGCTTCAACATTTCCACACTCTTCAACATCACCTTCTACAGACTCTTCAACTTGTTTACCCTTTTCAGCATCGAAAGGTTGGTTTTCACTCTTATCACCTTTCTTTCCACTCCAAGGCTTTTTATCACCCTTTGGAACACCTGCGTCCCAGTCATTTACATTCTTTCCTGGCTCTGACATACCTGGATTTGTCATTACATCCTTCTTCTGATAATTGTCAGTGTAGCCAACGTTTGAATCGTACTCTAGTACAAGTTCAAACATCTTTTCTGTTGATTCATTCATATCGTCATCAAAATTATTTTCTGCACCGAAATCATCAGCACCCTCTGCATCATCAGTGAGCATTTCATCATCACTTGGTTCGCTTGCAGCTACACCTTGTGCTTCTCCATTATCACCGAGATTAATTAGGTACTCAGCTCCAGTTTCATTGTCTTGAATGTTGACATTTCCATTGTCATCCTTATGTACAAGAATCTGGTCATCATTCTTCATTAATTTGTAAACCTTTACGATTTCCTCGTCTTCCGCATCTGTAAAGTCATACTCATCGTCTGATACCTTATACTTATCAAATTCTGCCCATTCATCATCACCTTCGTCTTCTGCACCTTCTGCATCAGCAGCATCGTCAATTGCAGTGTCATCAATTGGTTCTTCAGACTCCATACCAGTGTCAGCGCCATCCACGACATCCGTAGATGCATCACCGTTTGATTCTGCATCGTTTGTAATATCAGAACTAGTATCTTCCACTTCACCTTCTTCGTAGTCCTTGTCATCGTCCTCAGACAATAACTTGGCATATGTATCACGTACAGTCTCGCTCAAAAGAGCCTTAACTGCACTTTCGGTATTTTCCTTCAAAGAATTTGCGAGTGTATTGTAATCTAATAAAGATTCTCTAACTACTTTGCTTCTAATATTTTTACTCATTTAGAAAATAGATTTAATACATTATTTTTTAATTATAAATATACCAAATATTTCAAAAAATATCTATAATACACTAAAATAATGTAATAATAGACATTTTTTGTTTACATTCACTTGGTAATATATAAATATTTAGAAAATGTAGAATATTTATTGTAAAATTATAAAAGATGAAACAAAAAGATTTAGAGATAATAAAAGAGGGTAAAACTGGACATGGTATCCTAATCGAAAATGATGGGTATATGTATGTAAAAAATCCAAAAACAATAACTGAAGGATTGGGAGATGGGGAATGGCATGTTCCTTATCCATTTATTGTCGATGGAGTCTTCCAAAAATTTAATATAAAGAATGCTAACGGTAGAATCTATCCAGAAGCAATACTTAAGAAACAAGTAGAACTTTATCAACAAAAAATCAATGAAAGAAGAGCATTGGGTGAATTGAATCATCCAGCCGAGAGTACAATTGACCTTGGTAGAATTGCCATCAACATCATTGAACTTCATTGGGAAGGTAGTACACTTGTTGGAAAACTTGAGATTAATACATCTTATGGTTTCAGAAAACACGGAATTGTAACAACTCGTGGTGACGAGATGGCTAACCTTCTAATTAACGGCTATAAGATTGGCGTGAGCAGTCGTGGGGTTGGGTCTGTTGAACAGAAACTAGGACAGTATATTGTTGGTGATGATTTCGAACTAATCTGTTGGGATGTGGTGAGCGATCCATCAACTCCAGGTGCTTATGTTGGAAAGGCTGAAGAGTTGCAACAGTATGTCGAAACATCACAACAGAATAACGATAAACCAAAGTTAAATGAAAAAATTAATAAGATTAAAAATATTTTAAATTCGTGATAAGATTTATCACGAATTTTTTGTTTTTTAGAAATATTTTATATATATTTGCAAAAATATATTAATATGTCAACAAAGAAAAAAACAACTGAACAGTTTATTAAAGAAGCAAGACAAGTTCATGGTAATAAATACGATTACTCAAAAGTAGAATATGTTGGAAATAAAGAGTTAGTTACCATAATATGTCCTATACATGGGGAAGTACCACAACGTCCAATTGACCATTTAAGAGGGCGAGGCTGTAAATATTGTGCTAAACCAGTTCATGATACTAAATCATTCGTTGAAAAAGCTAGAAGAATTCATGACGATAAATATGATTATTCAAAAACAGAATATATTGACAATACGACACTAGTAACAATAACATGCCCAATACATGGCGACTTTAAAAAAACCCCAAATGCTCATTTAAACAAAAATCACCCACAAGGATGCCAAAAATGTGCCCATGAGGAAAAAACATTAATGCAATATGATACAACTGATTCATATGTTAAAAAAGCCATTAAAGTTCATGGTGACAAATATGATTATTCAAAAACAGAATATAAGGGATGTAGGGAAATAGTTAATATAATTTGTAAAAAACATGGAGAATTTGAGCAAATTGCTTATTCACACTTACATGGTAATGGTTGCCCAAAATGTAAACAAAGTCATATGGAGGCACAAATTGATTTATTATTAACCAATAACGGCATTAATTACAAATACAATGATAAGCCTAAATTTTTAAACGGGTTAGAAGCAGACTTTTACTTAGAAAATGAAAATATTATTATAGAATGTCAAGGAACGCAACATCTCATAGATGACCATTTTTTTGAACCACTTTCAGTTGTTATAGAACGTGATAAAAGGAAAAATGTTTTGTCTAGTGAGAATGGTAAAAAAATGATATATATAGTTCCATCTGAATATAAAGAAATATTAAAGGATAAACAATTCAATCACATGTATAACGATGCCTTATTCATTGAGGATATAATGAAAGATAACACAATTTTATTGAACAAAATAAAAGAGCAGCCTTAATTTGGTTGCTCTTTTTCCATTTTATACATTTACAATATCATCACTGAAATTGTCATAGTGTGTTGGGTCGAATTCATCTTCTCCTTGACCGCTCCAATTATGGTCTTGGGTATCCATTTGGCTTTCAAATGGCTCGTAGTTATTCATTACGGAATCCTCTTCTTTTTCTCTCCAATCGTTACCCAAAACATCTTCCCTTAATATTCTATTAACAGAAGCCTTAATGATGTTATGTAAATCTTGTTCTGTAAGTCTTATAATTTTTTTCATAATCAATATCTATTTTTTACAATAAATATCATTTGTTTTTGGTTTTTTCTATTGTAAAATTATTTTCTTGGAACATATACACAAGATTGTTTGCAATGGTACTAATTTTTCTATCAAACATATCCTTCAATGCAGATAACTCTTTCTTATTATCTTCATTTTGTTTAAGATAGAAATCAAAAGATAGGAATTTCTTTTCTTTGGGTTTTAAATTATCAATATTGACCTCAAAATCCAATATATATTTATTGTCAAAATTCACGCCATCTATTAAGAACGTCTTTATGTTATTGCGCATATTTTTTTCAATGCTGTCAATTACATCAACGTAGTTCATGTTCTTTAATGGTGATACCCAACACTTTCCACTTACATAAACCACTTGTGGATTGTTTTTGTTAACAGTACCATATTTTAATGAAATATGGTTGCATACATTTAATTTATATTCCTTATTTAAACGCTTCATATTATATTTTACATTAATCCATAATAAAATATAATATTTTTTTACAAAAAAAACAAGCATCTAAGCAAAAAAAAAGGCAATTATATATGGTTTGACACCATTATCGTTGAAATACAAGAAAAGCGTCCCAATCGGAACGCTTTTATGATATGTTTAGTAAGTCCATTGGACTCATCAAACAATGGTGCGGCATTCGTGTCGGACTAGAAGAAGTTGCTTAATCAACTATTATGCTGCATCTTGCACAGTCCAACCACTTGGAATACCATTAGCGCCTTCAGTCCAAGATGTCATACTTGCTGCCTTGGTAAACGTACCGCTTGCTGCAACACCATTTACCCAACCACTTGTACAGCTACTTGCACTAATATCAGTTGCAAGACACTTAATTGTCGTTAGATTTGTACAACCTTGGAACATACCATTATAACAGTAATTTGCCAACGTTGTTGCAGGTAATTCAGGTGCTGTCGTTAGATTTGTACAACCTTGGAACATACCATTATAACAGTAATTTGCCAACGTTGTTGCAGGTAATTCAGGTGCTGTCGTTAGATTTGTACAATCTTGGAACATACCATTATAACAGTAATTTGCCAACGTTGTTGCAGGTAATTCAGGTGCTGTCGTTAGACTTGTACAATCATAGAACATACATTGATAACAGCTAGTCATCAATGTTGTTGCTGGTAATACAGAAGGCGCTGTAGTTAGACTTGTACAACCTTGGAACATACCATTATAACAGTAATTTGCCAACGTTGTTGCAGGTAATACAGGCGCTGTAGTTAGACTTGTACAACCTTTGAACATAAAGTAATAACAGTCATTTGCCAATGTTGTTGCAGGTAATACAGGCGCTGTAGTTAGACTTGTACAACCTTTGAACATAAAGTAATAACAGTCATTTGCCAATGTTGTAGCAGGTAATGATAGATTCTCAGCACTTGTTACTGTAGTACATCCACTGAATAATCCATAAAATGCATAATTCTTTCCACTAAGGCTTGTTTGTCCCTTAAAGTCGTCGCCACACAGTAATGACATTACATTACCTTCTACAGAGTATCTAGCATTAGTAGCGCCACTGAAGAACTTACCAATACCCTTTCTCGATTTTGGTGTTGGTGTTCCTTTCCATAGAACCTTGTCACCTTCTGAAACAGATATTGTATCTGCACTTGTTACAGCCGACCAATTATCACCGTTATCCTTTGAATAAGACAGTGTGTTAGATGCTGTTGAGCCGCTCCATGTAATGTCACCACCACTTGTTACTACCATTGTGAAGTAGTCTTGTGAATAGTCATGTGGTGGCACAGGGTTATAATGTACCTCATTAGGTGTGTCCTCACAGATAGATACATTAGGCAATACCTTGCTTTCACTTGTAATGTACTGTTCGTACTCATGCTGAGTACTGAATTGTTTTAAATATACAGCCATATTTGTTTTGTTTGATATTTATCATTTATTAAGTTATTTCTTTAAATAAATAGTTCATATGGAAATAAAATGAGGAAATAAAATGAGGAACTAATTCAAGAATAGTTCCTCATTTGTTGTATTTTTATACAGTTTTAGGGTGTTGGGGTCTAATTGTACGTAATTGCCAAAAAATGCAGCCATTTCTGACTGCATTCTTTATTTTACCATACTTTATCTTCGTTAAAGTATTTATACCAATCTGTGCTTGTAACTCTGCTTGCTCCCCATTCGTTAAATCTGTTGTATGCATCCTTGATGCAAATCTTCTCACGAGGGTATCTAAAGTCCCAAGGAATCATAATTGCGTGTGGGTCTTCTCCAACTTTTGAAAGGAACACATTCTTTTTGGTTGTAGCATCATAAATATAAGGCTGTGTGCTCTCATTAAGGAAACTGAAATTTACATCAACTGTGACAGTTTCTGTAATTGGTTCATATACATCTGAACTTGTATTAATGAATTGGCTTGGTTCTGCGCCAAACATTGCATGAATTTCTGTCTCCCCATTTATCACATCACCATTGATGTTCTTTACAAACAACATATCATTTGCACCACAAGCAACGATGCTGTATTCAACTGTTGTTTCATCAATTCTAGTTGCCTTAATAACTAGGTCATTCATATCATAGTCACCAAGGTCTCTATCCTCAAAACAGAATGTATACATTTCATGTTCGAATTCTGGAATAAATGGTATTTCCTCAATTCCTCCTTCCACCTCAATAATAATGTCGTTAAAGTCTGAGTCAGTACCACTTTCGCAGCAAAGGAGCATTCTGCCATTTAGGTTAATCCAACCCATACGAGGACCGTCTGTTCCAAGGTTTGAGCTTTTGAAGTTTCCCCAGAAATTAATCTTATTGTTGAGCCTTCCATCTCCATACAATTCACCTTGTTTCTTTCCACCATCATGAGTTGTCTTTGCTCTAACCATAAAGCCAATCTTATAACCGCTTGGGAAATCGTATGTACCTTCTGTGCCTATTGTTGGTATTTTGTCACCCCAATAGATTAGGGTATAAGATGCACGTTTTTGAATTATATCATCTTCTTCATCACCAAAGTGTTGATTAAATGGAATTGCCTTATACTTTGGAAGATTGGTAAGATATTCTACTTCAGAACCACCATTAGCAACATATGCTTCTAGGTCACTTTCCTTAAAATAGTAGTAATATAGGTCTGAATTATAGATTTCATTACCATATTTCTTGGCTTTATCTGATTTATACACTGGGGATACTATGATTGGTTCTCCACCAGTAGTAATTGGATAAACCTTTTCATTAAAGTATCCACTTTCCTTAATTAATGGAAGGTTATTATACTGTCTACCATTCTTGAAATAAGAGAAGATGACACCTCTGAATATTGCCTTATATTCATCGTCATAATCATCAACGGAAACTGCTTCATTAGGATATGCATCATCTGCCAAACCATATAATACTTCTCCTTCAATCCATTTTCTAATGCTAGCATATGATTCTACGGTAGATGCTATAATTGGCGTGTTAGAAGCCCTATGAGACCTTCTTGAAACCTTTTGGGTGTTGTTTATTGTTAAACTCACGTTATCGCTTGTAACAGCCTTAAAAACATTACCATTTGACGAATATATACCCTTATTAGGTACTGGTGCATCATAAGCAAGAGTTACAGAAGATTCACCATTAATTTTTACTTCATTAAGAACCAACAATGATGTGGTTGTATCATTTTCATCCACATATGCCAATACTTGAATCTTCTCAGTTCCACTTGGAATGTTTGTAACTTTAACACGTCCTTTAACGGTTGTACACCAGTTATGATTTTTATCAAAGTCAATTCCAAATACCTTCTTCACATTTTCCTCTATTTCTTGTTTTGGGTTCTGTGTATTTGTATCGAAATCATGTTTCATACATCCTCCAAACAATAGAATTCCCATTAACAAACAAATAATTTTATTCTTCATCATTTAAACAATTTAAAAAAACATTATGTGCAAAAATATATAAAAAATATGAAAAATCCAAATTAAATTGTCATAATTTGCTGCAATTTCCTTAATTCTCCAATAATTTGGTGTATTTTCTGTACGGTAATCTCATGTCTAGATGTTCCATTGCTTATTGCGTTGTCATAAAGATTTTGAAGCATATCTGCACATACTCTTAAAGTTTCTGCATCTTGTGGATTCTTATATTCCTTTAACATCACATTCTTTTTAAGGTAGTTATTTATAACCTCACTAATAACGTTTTCCATTAATCATCCATTAATATGTCTCTTATTTCTAACAACTTTGCAATGTCCTTTACAATTGAATCCTTATTGAATGTCATTTCATTAATCTGGTCGCTAAGACCCTTAAGTTCAGTATTCTCAGAATCTTCCTTAAGCATATCATTGATTTTTGAGATGCATTCATTCTTAAACTTATTGAATAGATTTTCCTTTCTCTTCTCAGCGATAGGGCTTCTAAAGTCTGTAATCTCTTGAACAAATGACATTTCAGATTCATTAAGATTGGTTTTGAGCTTATTCTCAAATTCTTCAATCAATGTATCGACATCTTGCCCATTATCTTTTTTGTCATCCTTATGGGCTGTCATCCATTTGCACACTGCGTCATAACTCTCAATAAGAGGAATCATGTTATTGGTACTCTTCTTTTTTGTAAGAATAATATTTCCGCTCTCATACAATTTTCTTGATTCATCATCAACGAAATCAGATGGAATAATGTTATTCTCAATCATAACCTTTCTAAGCTTATTATTTGATGCCTTAACTGTCTTTAAATCAATATTTTCACAAACAATTTTAGTAAGTTTCTCCAATATCATTTCTGGACTAATTATCTCAGCATGTTTGCTATCATATTGTTCTTTAATGACATTATAGAAGCTAAATTGATTCTTCAAGTTCTTATCTTCCTTGATGGTCTTAATAACCTCTCTTACACCCTTTTTGTTGGTTTTAATAAGAGTTGGAAGCTCACTTTCAAAAATATGATTCAAGATACCAAAGTTAGTGGTGTTCAACTCATTCATAAGTTCCTTTTCATGTTTGTTTTCCTCAATGGCTTCTTCAAGCATATCCTTTACATACTTGTAAGCATTAAAGTCTTCCTTTTTAAGAGCTTCATTCATTATCTTAAGATAGTTTGAAAACTCTTCTTGATGTTTACTATTCTTCATATTACTTATATTTTCTTTTATAGTTTTTTTAGGTTCTTTCTCTTCTTGATGTATCAATGAATTATATTGCGCAATTGTCATATTTCCTAGTCTTTCTGTCTTGGCTGCTAATGTTGAATTTGGTGCATTATATGTTCTTATGACTTCAGCTAGCCAAGATGGCATAGACCAGCTATCTATCAGTTTCATTGACATCTTTTTCTCGTCTACAGCACTCACATATGCATCATTTGAATTTATATAATCTATAACATTCATGGAATTACCATCTGCACGTTCATTACCATCATAGCCATATTCTTCCTCATAAACATAGGTGTAATCCCCAAATTTATCTACACCACCAATTAGATTTAATAATTCTGCTAATTTATTAGATGAAACCTTATGCCAAGTTGTTACCACTCTTGGCTCATCAAATGTTCTTCCCTTATATGCTGCTTGACCATATATACTAATTCTAACATTTTCAATCTCATCGTCATCAACATCTTCACATGCAATTGCTTTTCCAATTATTCTTTTGGTAAGTTCATTAGAAATCTCATTATGAGAACTATCCTTTTCTGCGATAAATTCTTTTTCACCATCTAGTGATGTTGAAAAATATCCAAATGATATTCCTTTACTTTTATCATAATACCAAGAACGAATATGAGCTTTAGTTTCATTATCATATTCCTCAATTGTATCTGGGTTACCACTATAATATTCTAACAATTTACTTTTTTCCATCTAAACAACATTTCCTATAAATATCATATTATACCAAAAAGCGTGACACCAAATGTCACGCTCTTCTATTTATTCCTTGGTAAATTTTCCCAATGCGTCTATCATCTTATCAAACTCTTCATTAATAAACAAAGAATCACCATCATAAACACTAGCTCGTTTATATTCAGTTTCTTTCTTCGGTTTACTGCGTTCAGTTAAGGTTGAAAGATATTCATTAAACATCTTATCAAGCTTATTATTCTGTTCTACCAACAAAGGTTTATTACTATATCTAGATTCCATTGGTGCATTTGGATTATTCCCCATATCGGCAGTTGGCATTGAACCTTCTTGTCCTTCCATTCCTCCACCGTCACCATTAATATTAATTGTATCATCTCCAGGACCTCCTAAGTCTGCACCCATGTCTCCAGCGTCACCCATTGGGGGTGGTGGTGCTCCCATTCCACCTCCCATGCCGCCTCCAGCATCTTGACCTTGCATTCCACCTTGTTGGTCATCCATATATTCAGCTCCAGGTTCACCATAGATTCTATCAACTGTGTCAAATATTCCAGTTTTCTTGATAATTTGAGTGGTCTTTTCAAGTTCAGCAGCAATACCCTTCTCAAGACGTATCTCTTCAAGGTTCTCTTTAATCTCTTTCTCAGACCATTTCATAATCTGCTTTAATGCACGAGTTGTGGACATGATTGGAAGACCATTTCCTGGGTCACTTACAGCATCTCTACAAGCATCAATCTTCTTCTGCATATTCTCAATTTCCAATCCTTCTGCTTGAGTTGATGGATTGTTCATAGTTAATGAGAAATTGGTCAACTCGTCATTAAAACCAAGCAAGAACAAATGAATTGATGCCACCTTTGTCAATTCCATCAAGAATGCTTGCTGTATTCTATTAATTGTTCTAGTAAAACGAATGTCCATGAGAGCAAGATTCTTACCTTCACCAGCCGCATCTTCAAAATTAAGAAATGACTTTGGTATTCTTAATGCTGTGAAAACCTTATTCTGAATGAACTTGATGTCATCCATTGCTGTAAGGTTTTGACCTGCTGCAAGAGTGTCAATTGGAGTTGGGGCATTTTCATCACGAACTGGGAGGAAAATGTCATTGTCAATCGCCAATATATTCTTCCTCAAGTCTATCTGACCAGTTACTGGGTCAACAATCGGAGTTCTCTTAAACTGATTTGCAATCTGCTCAACATAACCTTGAACATCAGCATCATCAATTGCGCCAACAAATATCTTATACACACGTCTTTCAACAGAACGCTCAAGGCGATATATTAACATCATATCTTCCATTAATGAAAGCATTCTCCAATGTCTTCTTGCAGCATTGAGATAACTTACACCATAAGGGAGATATAGTGAATTTGTAAGCAATCTAAAGTGTGCTATCTGCCAATCACGGAATGGTATCTGAGAATTATTATCATCCAACCATACAAACTGCGTTGATAGGTCAGCATCATCCTTTGTTATACCACCAACAGAAACTGACATTCCACCACCATAAGGATTCTGCACGCCATTCTCAATCCTTTCCATATTGAATACTGGAAGTTGTTTCCAACCCTTTACACCATTCTTATGGTCAATATCCAATAACATAAACTGATTACCATACTTACACATTGCACGAATAATCATAGGAGCAGTCAACTGAATGTTCAATCTATTCACAAATAAATCCTCAAGAATACTCTTAATCCTATCAGACTTTGAATATACATTGACAACATTCCCGTCCATACTTGTTATACACGATTCTTCTGCTGCAATATCAAGCGCAGCACCAATCTCTGGAAATGCATCCATTAAATCAGCATCACGATACATAAGCTTAATGTTATTAAGCCCTTGATATGCCGTAACAGATAGATTAACATTTGCCTTAATCCATCTATCTTTCAAATATTTATCTTGTTGAAGCTCTAGCTTCTTCTGCAAATACTCTTCCCTATCAGTAGTCCTAAATATTACCTCATCTCCATTCTTTTGAGACATGTCATAAGAATTAATATGAGGTTCTAAAACAGACGTAGATGGTGCAGACCAATTGCCAGTTATCGCCTTATCTAGAGCTTGAAAAACTGTACTCTTTTTTGCCATTTATCTATTTTATTTTAAATAATAATATTTATTCCTATAAATATAAATAGAAAAGAAAAAGAGCAACCAACTATATGATTGCTCTTTTAAATGCTTAAATACCATGTTCAGCATCAAACTTCTTGACAAATTCCATCATTTGTTTAACACAGTCATCAATGCTAATTCCCCACATTTCCTTAAATTCTACACCACTTACACTGTTTGCACGAATCTCATCAATTCTCTCAATTAAAGACATCTTCTTTTTCATAATAAAACAAAATTTAAAAAAGTTAATAATAAAAAGTGAAGAAGATTAAATCATAATCCCCTCCACTTATATTATATCCAACTTTTTGTCCCAAATGAGACAATTACAGATATTTTAACACTTTTTTAATATCTGTTAACGCCATTGACCAAACACCCACATGTGTGTTCCATTTATTACATTATTCTTTGGAAAACTCTTTTGTGTATAGAATGGAAGTCCATTCTTTGGCGTTATCATATCCCCACTCTTCATCTTTGGCTTATTCATGCTCATTGCAGCACCCATCATATAGGCATTCAATATTGCCTTATCCTTATTTTGGGTATTCTGTATTCTATTGACAGTATATTGCATAACGAACAATCCCATTGCAAGAGCACAAAGTGTATCATCGTGAGCACCTTCCATATGGTCAATTCTTGCAGTTTCTCCCTTAAATATCCAAGTGTTAAGCTCATTGATGACACGAACTGAACGAATCTTAAATTCATTATTACGAACAAGTCCTGCAAAGTTTGACAGCACTGGATATCTGTTTCCTTGGAAGTGAAAACCTGGCAGTTTATCTGTATATCTATCATAATTCTTCGTTGACCTCTGAACCATATACATCTTTTGGTTCATATCTTCGTAATACATGTTCTTATAACCCATATTCAACAACGTAATAATGGCTGCATCGCCTTGTCCGCCAGTAGCGTCCACTACGATGAATGCCTCGTTATACATTGTGGCATATTGATATGCAATTGCTCCAATATCATCGCCAAGCTTCTTTCCAACATATTCTGCCACTTGTTCAATGATGGGCATTCCATTCTCATCTTGCCCATCCATATCGATTATTTCAATGGCAGTTCTATCAGCAGCAGTACCACGAGAAGGGTCAACAGCGCAAATATACCTATGCCCTTCAATTGGCTTCTTCCAAAACCAAGTTTCCTCAACCAATGGGTCAGCAAAATCATCAAGTGGTTCTCTAACATTAAGTCTTTCTTGCATCTCTATATATTGGGGACTAACTACATTATCAGCACTACCCATAAATGATACATCAAGCTCTTGGGCAATCTTCATCTCATCATTGTTGAAGGATTTACACATATCAGAATACCAAGGGCTGTCAGGCTTCCATCCGTTATGCTCAAGTTTTGCCCAACGTTCCTCATCATACTTAACACTGCCATCATTATCAATAATTGGGTCTTGGTCATATTCCCATTCTCCAGTTGCATCATTCTTTCTTCTCCAAACAAGATATGGGTTAAAACGAGGGTCTTGATACCAACGGAATTGAACTGCTGTAAAGTTATTCTCATGAGCCAACGCTTGTCTATATAAATTGTAATACAAAGCGTCCATACCATTCGGGGTCGAAACTATTACAGTTTTTGAATTAGGATTTGAAGCCATTGTTGCAGCAGCAGTTGTGTAAACTGACACTGCATCGTCAATAAATGCGGCCTCATCAAGTATCAATGTACCTACAGCAGATATACCACGAGCAGCATTAGGACCACTAGCACGTGCAATAATACGACAACCATTAAATAACTTAAGTTCACTCTTTGCATCCTTAATGAATATTGATTTAAGATTTTTCTCAGAATTTGGGTCAGTACTGAAATAATCCGTTCCCCAATACCACCTTGGAATTTGGGTCAAAAAATCTCTAACCTTTATTATTATTTCATTCGCTTGGTCTAATTTATTTGCAATACAAAGAACAGTTTCTGGTGCATCTTTTGATGCAAAGGCACACTGAGCTGCAACCCAAGCACTTGACAATGTTGTGATACCGCACTGTCTTGGCTTAATGGCAATAACATTATTATTTTCTGATAATGCTTTTAAAAATGCTCTTTGTCTTGGAAAACAATGAAATTGTGTTTTCTTTCCTTTCATTGCATTAAAAGTCGAAAAATATTTTTCAATGAACATGATCCTACTTTTATCACTATAGCAAATAGCATAGTCACGTTGCATTTCCTTAAAATCATATATCATATTTTTTAATTTCTTCTAGCAATTTATTTTCATTGGTTATTATATTATCTTTATATCGTTGTTTAAAACTATTTTTTTCGATTATACATTTCGGGCATTCGCATCCTTTTAAATGTATTGCAGGTGTTTGCCAGAATTCTCCATGTAATGAACATATTATACATACTTTGGTATGATTTCCATTATATTCAACTTTAGAATAATCATATTTATCCCCATGTATCTTTCTTGCACGTTCTATAAACTGTTCTGTTGTAAGTTTCTTTCCCATAACTTTATTTCTTCTATTATTTTGCAAAGATATATAAAAAATGTTAAAAATCCAACAAAAATCAAGATTTAAATAAATATATCAATAAAACAAAAAAGAGCAACCTTAATTGATTGCTCTTATATTCTTGCTATATCATTACGCATATTTATGTCACTTAAAATACCTTCTAGTGTTGCTACACATTGATGTATTTCACCTTTTAAGTGTTGAGGAACTTGTCTTTCAAGGTCGGCAAGTCTATGCATTTCCTTCTTAATCAATTCGTCATAAAGAGGATTATAATCATTGTTGTCATCGTATTCAAAACTTGTTGGCTCATCATCATCTTGCTGAAGGTGTGCATCCCAATCATCAAACTCATTAACCAATATCTTATTCACAGATTCTTTCACAATATTATGTAAGTCTGATTCTGTTAATCTTATAAGTTTCTTATTCATATCTTTATATTTTATTTAAAAAAAATTATTTAATTCTGATTTCAGTATTGCGTAATAATCGCTAATTGTTTCTCCTTCAAGGTTCTCATAGGAATCCTCAAATGCCTTAATATCTCCAAATCCATTAAGTTTGCTGAATATGCCCCTAATTCCATCGTCATTGTGCCTTGTGGAGAATCTGCTGCATATTGCTCCAAATTCCCTTACAGCCTTTGCATATATCTTTGTCCCAAGTCCTTGTCCTCTTGTTGATGGGTCGAGAATGATATCAATATTCAACAATTGCATCTTTCCCTTTGGAAAACGTTTATATATCGGTCTGAAGGTTAAATTGACAATTTCCTTTGGAATTTGAATTCCATTAACTGATAAGAATACTTCCTCACCATATTCATTTTCATCGCCTTCAATGAAATCAATATTCTCTATGGTAGCATTAGAAAGAAGTTGTGTGTAATTAACTTGTTCTGTTGCCTCTTCTATTGTATTATTAATTGGAATTTCTCTCACATTCACAATTAACGATGAATCAAACAAACATAGTATTGTTTCTCCATTTGACGCTGGGAATGTATATCCATTATATCCTTCTTGCATTAACTTATTTTGGTCTTCCTCTGAAAAACCATCAATTGGCTCGAACCAATCTGGAGCATTGAAATACCAATCAAATGCTTTAAATCTAGACATATCTATATCAAATTCATACAGATGTCCATCTTCGCATTCCAACGTATATTCTGTAGCATATTTTTCATCATCAGAAAGCCATATACATTGTTTGTTCTTTAATTGGTCATACTTCCCACAAAGTCCTCTAAACCAAGTTTCTATGTTTGTATTATTTTCTCCATCTTCCTCGATTACATCACCATCATCTAATTCATCATCAATTTCATATCCATTGGTTTCTGCTCCAGTGAAATATGAGTCCTTAATCAAAGATTTATCAAGATTCTTGGCATTAATTCTGTTTTGGAACTGCTGGTATCCACTATCATATTCGGCACTCTTCATCAATTCATCAACTAATTCATTTCCTCTTTGTGTATTTGAGAGTATTTCCTTCATTGTCATATTGAACTCATCTGCTTCCAACTTGATAAGGTTTGTGAACATATAAGGTATCATATTTGTATCTTGTACCTTTCCAAACACACGTTTCCATAATCCCACACCAAGTCTTAAATCCCAAGGTTCTGCAAGAACGAAATCAGCCTTTTTAATGATGTATTTAGCCTTTTCCTTGTCTTTAGGAAGACCATGTGCTGAGAATAGGTCAAACATACCCTTGATTGTTTCTTGGAGTAACAATGGGAATATTAGTGCTTGTGCTGATATTGTTGTTTTATCTCCACCCATTCCAAGATGTGTTTCAACAAAAGAGCCTTGCATTGGTTTATCATCTGTCATTTCTTCTTCCTTTGTAAATAGAAGAAAATCATTGATAATTGTAATTGTCCTATATAACTGCAATAATCTAGGATTGATTCTATTGATTTCGTCAATATACAAACCAATGACGTTTGCATAAAGGTAAGAACCTCCTTGTATTAAAGAATTTATAACTCTTCTCTTTGCTATGGATTTATTGGAGAATTCAATGTCATGCACATCCTTAAATGTATATTTAATATCATCATTTGATTCTGGTCTTAATCTGATAGCATTTTTAAACTTAATTCTATCTACCAATTTACATTTGATGTTCAATATATCCTCTGGAATAGCAAACAATCTGTTTACAGCATTTTCACATATTCTTTCAAGCGTATCTCTTACTGGTGTTTCCAACTCCTTGCATTCTTTCATTAATAAGCTCAATTCTGACATAAGAGAATCCTCATCAAGGTCAATACCCAATTCTTCAATAGCCTCACATACTTCATTATATCTTTCTTTCAGAAGCATATAATCAAAAGGATATTCGTCACCAATGGGAAATATCTCGCTATCTCCCAATGATGTCATATGGGTCTTAACCATTTTAAATAGAAACTGGGGTAATAACCTCTTGGTTAAAACATTTTGTATAGAATTTTCTTTTAAATATACTTTTCTCATTATAATGTTTGCAAGAACTTGCTCAATTCTTTTTTAGTAAAAGGAATGGAATTCTTTCTCATTTCAATGATTCTTGATTCTCCAAGACCATTATTATTCATTGATGATGAAGTTTGTGGTTTTGTAAACGTAATCTGTGCGTCATTAGAACCTTGGTCTTTAACCATACGCTGTGCTTGAGCAAGCTGTTGACCATTAGCATTAACTGGAACTTCCAATTTAACACCTTCACCACTTTGTTGGTCGTTCTGTCCATCAATCTTACCTGCATCAGCAGAAGCTGAAGTTACTCCAGCGTTTCTATCCATAAGCTGTTTTGCTTTCAATTGTGCTTGTTGAATTCCATTTGCCATTCCAATATTGGCATCAAGTTCATTGAGTTTCAATTGGCTTTTTGAGTAAATTCTTCCCTCACCAAGATTAACCAACTGATTATTTTTCTTAACTATTATTTTCATATATTTATCTTCTTTAATTTTTTTTCTTTTAAGCTCAGTTTGTTCTATCTGCCTTATTTCCCATTCTTCAGCAATTGGTATTACTGGTTTTTTACGAATATATCCATCACTTGTAATCAAATAAGCTATATATGAACAAGTGGTATATTTTGCAACATTTTTATCATTTTGGAGAAAAAAGTTAAAAATTTCTTCATCGGATTCAATTGCATACCACCTTCCATTATATTCAAAACTCTCAAGCTCTTTTTTATCTATTGGATTAATGTATGGCCTAGTTGAGTTAAAAATAGCATCGTCAGGAATAACCGTAGGAATTGTATTCTTCATTATTTCTTCTCTCTTTTTCCTTTCTTCTTCTTCCTTTTCTTGCTGTAGTAACTCTTCCCAATTTTCTACGGTATTATCTATTAACTTAGGCACATAATTCTTTTCAATAATTCCTAATTTGTTTTGTGGAATAGTGGTTCCTGCTTTAGCATCATTACCCATATATTGATTGCTTCTAATACTGCCATATCCACTACGTTTAACTATTGCAACCGTATTAAATATTTTATTAATATCGTTTAAAGTTACTATAGGTTTAAGACCATTCTGTATTTGCTTTATGAAAATATTAGCTGGAGTATTAGGATTAACCAAATCATTAAGTGCATCTTTCAATGGATATTTAACTTCAACAGATGTTATGATAAACGGTGTAGTAGCATCAGAGTTAAAAGTATCTCTATTAGTTTCATTAATGATTATATTCAAACACGTATCACAATTAACAACTCGTTTTTCAGAATGAGTTTTTTGCCATTGTGAATGCTTTGTTTCGTGATTTGAAACTCTTAGTTGAGCCAATAAAGGCGGGTCTTCACCAGGAAATTGAATCCAAAAATAATGTTCCTCATCATACCAGCTTTCTTGACCAATGTATCTAGCTCTAGCTTTAAGTCCAGCATCTTCTTTGGTTTCATAACCTATTACCTTTCCATCTTTGTCTTTAATAGGCTCTTGTCTTGGATAAAAGCCAATATTATGTTTATATGCCCACCAACAAGAATATCCTTTAAATTTAGCTAAATCTTCTAATTCCTTTTTATAATTTAAATCATCATAATCAAGGATTTTAGAAACCTTGTCAGCATCATTTTTCACGTAAAATTGTTCTTTACCATTATTAAAAATTATTTGTACTTTCTCATTAATCAGCATTTTTATAATTTTTTAACTATAAATATTTGTTTAAATCAAATTAATTTCGTACATTTGCAATAATTATAATATAAAACTACAAATATATGGTTAAAAGATTTTGGACGGACACAGAAAGATTTGAAACAGCTAGGGAATGTATTGAATCACAACTTAAGCACATAACTCTTTGTCTTTATGATTTTGAAGATGATGGAGAATGTTGGAGAGGTTTGGCTGATGGAGTTGATACAAAGGAAGCCTCGCCAAAAGAAATGCTTGAAATTGCAGTTGAGCGTTTTGAAAAATTTGGAGAAGTTTATTTTGAAGGCTTTGATGAGGAAGGGAGATGCTGTGGTCTAGGTTGTTGGGACGAAAATGCAACGTGTAGCAAAATCGTTCAAGAAAAATATAAAGACCTATTAAAAAAAGGATAGCCGTTTAGCTATCCTTTTTGTGTTTTTCTAATAAAAATCAACAACAGACTTAATAAAGAAGTGTATGTCATCAAATACAAATTTTTAAAAAGACAATAAAAGGGATACTTAGTTGTATCCCTTTTTATATTGTTTAGAATGGAGACTTGAATGGATTATTCATGCCCTTATATTCTTTTGGCATTTTCTTCTCAGGTCTCTTTGTTCCTTCCTTTGAATCAAGAACATCATTGATTGTTTCATCGATTATGTCCTTGAAACTACGTCTTGATTCCATTGGCATTTCACCCCCCATATTTGGGTCTTGAGCACCTTGAGAATCATCTGCCATGCTCTTGGCATATTTGATGACTGCTGCCTTATCCTCTGCTGACATTCCATCAACAATATTCATAAGTTCTTCGTCATCACCGCCATTCATTGGTGGTTGTTCACCACCCATAGGTTCAGTCATTGGGTCTTGTCCTCCCATTGCATTTGGGTCTTGATTATCCATTGGCATATCGTCACCCATGTTTGGGTCTTCCATTCCCATATCGTCAGCACCCATTGGTGGCATAGGAGCATCATTAACATCTGCCATGCCATCCATATCGCCATCCATTGGGTTGCTGTTTGGTATCTCTAATTTTGTTGGTCTTTCTTCAAAGACTGACTCAGTTAGATTTTTTTTTTGTTTCTGAACAAACGATTGAAAGACTCTGCAATTGCATTGTCGATTGCTTGTGGGTCAATCTCGAATGGAGCGCCGCTACCAATCTTCTCACCATAAGGAGTGTCATTCTTTACAGAATCATCGTTCATATCATAATAACCTGGGAACTCCTTCATATCCTTTGGGGGCAATTCCATTACCTTCTTCTGATATGCTGGGTGCTTACCAAAGTCATCCAACTTGTTCATATTGCCACTTGGAACACGACCAGCGTCCTTGAAAGGAGTCATACCTTCCTCATTCATTCTCTGTCTACGCATTGCTTGTCTGTAAGCCTTTGTCTCGTAGATTTGAACACCACCACGTCTGCGCTTGTTCTCCATTGGCATTTCATCTTCAATTGGTTCTTCTCCGCCAAAGTCATCACCGCCATCAGCATCGAATTCGTCTTCACCACCTTCGTCATCGAAAAGTTCATCATCACCGTAAGCAGCATCATCTACTGGTGCCTCACTCACGCCCAACTTAGCTGCAATCTGAGAAAGAAGCTCTTCCATTGCGTCAAGACGAGACTCAGTATCATCCTCATATACATCTTCATCACCACCAAGCTCATCATCCATTGGTTCACCTTCCTCTGCACCAAAGTCATCACCTTCTGCGCCAAGTTCGTCACCACCGAGGTCATCGCCAATAGGTTCTTCACCACCTTCATCATCGAAGCCATCAAGACCCTCATCAATCTGTTTGCCCTTCTCACCATCAAATGGCTGATTGTCACCAATCTCACCAACGCCTGGAGTTGGAGTATTCTGGTTGTCAGAATCGTGCATTGAAGTACCTTCCTCAACAGTACCATTCTTCATTTCACCAGTCTTGTTAACTTGCTTGTCACCATCATCGATGTTTCTAGCCTCTGCATCATCGAATGGAGCACTGTCACCAATCTCAGTTCCATGAGATTTATCCATATAGTCATCGTTTCCACGATTCCATCCAAGAACCTCTTCTTCCTTAACAACACCTTCTGTCATTTCCTTTGGGAGTTCAGCCTTCTCATGGTCAACTGCATCTTCTGCGTCACCAGTCTCTGGCTTCTCGCTCTTGATGTTGTCCTTTGGAGACTTTGGAGCATCGCAGCAAACTGCTTTCTTCTCATTGATAAGCATTGCGTTCTTCATAATCTGACGTTCACGAAGAATCTCATTCTTCATCTTCTCAGTTGCCTCAACAACTACGTCTTCCTTCTTGTCAAGATTCCAAGAACTTGTATCAACATCATTTCTATTTGCAGCCTCCTTAAGAGACATCATCTTAAGGTCAAACTGCTTTTGTGCATTAGCAAATGAATCATATTGGTAGTCTTTTCTATTTCTAAAACCTCCAATATAATTGAAATCTTCCTTCAAAAGGTTTGCCTTATTAGGAGCAACTTTTATAAAATAATTTTGTCCCTCTCTAATAATTGCGTAGTATTTTCCGTCAGCAGCAAGCTTTTGGTTCTCTATTGAACTAAACGGAGTTTTCTTACTCTCATTAAGACCATAGCCCATCAAAGCTTTCATACGGCTAAGAGTCTCATTTGTATTTGGTTTGTTATTCATAATTAATATATTAATTTTTTCAAACTTATTTTTTAATATAAATATATTGTAAAAGAAAAAAGTGCTAAAACAGTTAAGTTATTAGCACTTTTTTCAGTTCTTCTGTATTATGAATTTCATTTTCATATGTTCCAAAATATTTTGATATTTCAACATAATGCCATAATTTAATACAATTTTCTTTTGTTTTTTCTATTTTAAGTTTATCTCTAAGTTTATTTTTAATTAAGGGAACTATATACCTGTTGACTCTAAATGTCAATAGTGTATAGATATACAAAAATGAGCAGCCAATCAAGGTTGCTCATTTAATTTAATATTAAGTTTCTTCTCAAGTATTGATTAAGAACCTCTAAACTTTAATTCAACAATAAATATCTATTTTTTGGCAAATATATGGATATTTTCTGAGAAAAACAAACTCTATCTGATATTTATTATTAAAATACATATAGAATATGGATAGAATCAATGAAATAGGTGATACCAAGAAAGGTCAAGAAATGCTTGGTAGAACAGCAGAGAGGGCATATCAACGTGCCCAACGTACAAGTGGTGCTGATAAAAAGAGATATATGAGAACATATAACGATGCCTATAAAACTGGTGGCAAATCCTCCAATAAACATCTTGGTGGTAGTAGAGAACATTTTGATAATGGTAGGGATTATGAGTACGAGAAATGGGCAGATGAACATAATGGAAATGTAGCAGAATCAAAAACCATGAATAAGAAACTTATAAGATTGACAGAAAGCGACCTTCACAAGATTGTGAAAGAGTCTGTGAATAAAATACTCAAAGAAAGTGATTACAATAACTACTTTGATTGGGCTAATAGGTCAGGGGCTTCAGATGATGAAATTGAAGCTGCAGGACAAAGGCACGACTCAAGAATACCTTCAATCAAAGAACCTACAGATAAACTTGCGAGAAGAGAAAAAGTATTCAATAAACGTGCAAGTATGAATAACCCAGATATGGGTGAAAGAATTGCAAACAGAAAAGACTTTATCAAGAATCAAAGAGAAGGTAATAGGTTCAGACAAGGACTATCTACAGATGAAGGTTTTCCATATATGATAGTTACGTATCAAGGTGAACAAGAAGTCGATAGACAATATGTAAATCTTCCAAGAGAAGGGTTACACGCATATGATGATGAAGTTCCATTTACTCTTGGCAGCAACCAAGCACTTATAGAACTTGATTGAAATAGATTAAAGAGCAATCAGCAATGGTTGCTCTTTCTTTATGCACTCTGCTTATTGTGCATATACCAATGGAAGTACACGTTGTGCTTGAACACCCTATACTCGTCATTGACCACTGTAGACAGTGATAACACATCACTGTAGTCAAAGTGCAGTTGAAAAAACAGGACTTTTTAACAAAAATCACTTTACTTTGTAAAGTGCATGATTGCATAATAGGCTAAAAACTAATACAAAAAAAGTTGCCGCTAACTATTGAATAGTTTTGCAGCAACCCTTACTTTTCGTCTCTATCTGTATATTTATACAAAGGAACTATTTAGAGTCAACAGGTATATAGTTCCCAAATATAATAAAAACTACGGAAAAATCAAGTGTTTCCGTAGTTTATTTTTGGTGTAATATCATCTTTCGTGCCCATTTGGTTATCATATCCACGTGTGTCGTATTGAACTTGTTTGATGTTTGGAGAGAATTTATCCAAAGCCCTAATGTATAATACGCTCTTGGGTTTCATTTCAACTGAGTCCCACTGGATACAAATGCAATAGTTATATCCAATTAGCTGTGAAATAACCTTGTCATAATAACATTTATAAAGCTTTCCGTTTTCTTTCGATTGCATCAATTTACCATAATTGGAAACAAAGTCTTTAAGTGCTTTTCTTTCAGTGTCCCAACGTTTTTCATAAGGATTATGTTCACTATTTCCATCAGCGACAACCTCTTCCTTTAATAAGGTAAGATATTTTTTTACAGATTCATTTCTATAGATTGGATAAGGAACTTTTTCGTATCTGTTAGTTTCAGTATTCCATCTATGAATTTTTGGTATATAGCCATTTTTTCCAGTCATAATCTGTTTCCTATATTGTGGCAGATTGTTTGTTGCCCAAAATGCCACATCGCTAGGTTTTTCTCCTCTAAATAGGACTTGTCCCTTTTGCCCATAAACAATCCAATCTCCATCATTTTCGACAGTTATAAAGCTTTTTACGTTTGGCCCCCAGAATATAACTTGGTCTTGTTCATCTCCGTAGTGTCTCACAAGTACTCCGCTTGTTCTGAATATAACTGCTTTAGTGCCATAGTTATTAAAGTCAACATTTCTATCATTGATTAAAAATGCAAAATCATATCCAGCAGATGGTTTTTGTTGTCCTGCCCCAGTGAATGCAAGTCTAGAAATATCTTCTGTTCCGCTAGTAAAGCCTTCTTTTGATATGTCATCAGCATATTCTGTAAAATGGATACACCATTCATTTTTAACTATTCTGATAAAATCCATTTCTAACCAAGTAGGCCATTCATAATAATCTACTTTATTTCTAAAGAAGTATTCGTATGCATTATACAAGCCTAGTTGAATAACGGTATCAATAATGCCATCTATAAACTCTTCATCATAGACTACATCTTCATTCTTAACTAGTTCCATCCTATATGTTTCAAATTCGTCATATTTTTTTGACATATTATTGATATATTCAGACAAAACATATGAATTATCATGCATTAGGTCTTCTAGTTTTTCTCTTTCACCAGCGTTTTGAAACCATTGGAAATATTTGTACAATGATAGGTTATTATCTTTATCTAAATATTCCTTTATAACTTCCTTTGACTCTACTATATATAATGAACTAGGCTTTATCTTATTATCGAAGAAATTCAATATATCATTTATTATCCTTCTATAAGGAGTACCTTCTTCATACTCAACATAATCCAACGAAATGTCATGATTGCCAATTTCCAATTGAACATAGCCTTTGCATCTCAAGATAAATCTTGATAATACTGCTATTTGTTCTTTTGTTGGCCTTTTAATTAAATTTATAAAAGCCCCACGAACATCACATCTGATGGCGCCAGCTTCTATGAAACGACTTAGTGTAATATAAGGAGTATTTTCATTTCCAATCTTCTCTATTGAACGATGGTCAACAGTTCTACGCCCCTCTAATGACGCTTTATTATTGGTACTATGTTTACCACTGAAATCTAACATTGTTCCATCTGGTAATATAAACCCACACTCTCTTATATCATTTGTTACGCCAAACATCTTCTTGGCTGCATCAAACATATCAAAATGTGTAATGCTTTCATTGATTGAATTACTTCTATCATAAACAATGGTTAAAAGTTTCCATAGCTTTTCGAGATAATTCGTTCTTCTCAATATTTTGTACACAATATTGGCTGATGATGACTCACCTTGAGTCTCAAGCCCTTTTTTGCGCATATTCTTTACTTTCTTCCAAAGATACTTTGCATCATCGCCAATCTGTTCAATCTCATATAAATCACTTGTTGAATTAAGTGCATCATACATGTCATCGATGATTGTCATAATATTGGCAGCTTTATCCTTGATTGAGAACTTATTAAGACCAATTGGTTTAATATCATCTGCATTTGGTTTCTTAATCCAATCGTTTTCTTCAAGGTCATATATTCCACCACTCTGAGGTATTTCCTCTAGATTCTGAACATATAATTCAACTGGGTATCCCATTATCTGTAACCCACTGTGTTCATTATTCCATTCATTTTTCTTGGCATCTAAATAATCTCTTACAAACTCTGTCTTCTCATCAATCTCATCGAAATCTACAATGAGATGTAAGTCAATATCTGAGAAACTAGACCAATTGAAGTTGCATATGGAGCCAGTCAATATAATTCCATTTGGTTTAACCCAAGTAAGATTAACAAAATTCCAAAAATCATCAGCAATGGATAATAGTTTCAATCTGATTCTTGAATCCAATTTTCCATCTTCTTCCCATATTTGGGGTAGTCTATCCTTTTTTTTAAACGATGACAAGTCTATTTCTGAACTATCTACCTCAAAGTTGATATTCTCAATTAACTTTCTATATTTTCTTTTTGACTCATATTGCATATTTCCTTGTGGTCTAACGCCATCTTGAAAATAATATATTATATCATTTATAATTCTATCTACATTTGGGTTTTTATATGCTGCACTACAAATGCACTCTGGGTACATTCTTCCACTATCTTCCACTATATCGAGATACACTTCACTATCTTCTCCCCTTAAGAACTCCTTAAGACTATATATTTGAGCACGTGTTGGTTCTTTAGCTAGTTCTACAGCCCCTCCACATCCAACTCTAATATTTCCCAAGCCTACAAATTTGCTAGGTGTCATACCATCAATTGTTGTAATATGAATATGGTCTGGAAATGATATTACATCCCCATCAGTAAGAATATAAGAACTAGGACCGCTACTTTGTATTCTTTTTGCAATTGCATTTACTTCATCCACATCATCAATATTATTTGGTTTTGTATCCCAAGATAATATATCATCTATTCTCCATTCTGCTTCACTTACTTTCCTTCCTTTTCTACTTGTCATTGCATGAATAATCTTGTCTGGAAAATAATTAAATAATTCATTTAATGTTAATTCGCCATATAAAATTATTTCTCCATCATTGCCATAACAAGTTATTTCATAATAAGGGGTAAAATCAGTTATGTTATCTGCGTCATATCCTTCCTCTCTTGGATTATCGTGAGGAATATAATCAATATAATCAATTCTATTTACATCTCCATTTATGGAAACATTACCATATCCTTCTGTAATTGGAGATACAATCTTATCCAAATTTATAATAACTGGTTTATAACGCCCATCATTTAAGTTATGCTCTCTAGCATACCTCTCCATATTTCTCATCCATGTGTATTCTTCATATGCTGTTTGCCTTTTCTGAAAATATTTTGGCATCATAAAAAGGTTTAAAAGATTAACAACAACCCAATTATGATACTTATCTGGTCTATATTTCACACAAACATCAATCACATTTTGAGGTATCTTAACCTCATTAACATGGCAATAATTCCCACCAACTGGAGGATTATCTGATTCTTGTCCAAGTTCATATTCATCCACCTCTGGTGCTGCTTCCGTAACACAAATAGCATTACGGCTAGCAGTAGGTTTACTACTGCCAACCATATTTTCTTTAATCTTTAATAAATCACTCTCGTTTATCGTAACCTTTCTCATAATAATTAATTACAACTGCAAATACCTTGTCTAAGGTCTGTATACTTTGGACTCTCTTGTGAGATAAATGAACCTAACTCAGTGTAAGTGTTGTCCTCTTCTGTTGGAATTGCGGCATCATGTCCTACAGGACCATCGTTATATGCCAATGTCTCCATACCGTTGGTTGTCATTTGTCCATTTTCACTAAGTGTTTCGTTGAAATTTTCTACATCAGTATAAAGAAGTGGGTTATCTGTATCATAGCCATATCCTTCATACATGTAATCTAAAATGTTACTATTCATAATTAATCATATATTTTTATTAGTTATTTCTCTATAAATATTACCACAACAAAAAAGGTATCAAACAAATGATACCTTATTTCTTATCTATTCTAAAATTTTTTCTTCCACATTCAAAGGCACTGAAAATATTCAGCACCTTTAAACACTAATTGTACCATGACATTCAGATAAATCCATATAAGTTTGTTTCTTTAATAATATATTGATTGGTTTTTCAATATATTTGTCACTATATCTAAATGACACATCGTCAACAAAATCAAGAGTTTTCACATATCCTCTCTCTCTTATCGCCTTATCTTGTTGGGCAAGCTTATCTAAAGTCCAACCCTTCTTTGCAAGGAAATCAGCAATCTTTTGACGTGAAACCAAACACCAATCCATTCCCCTTATTTTATCTTTGGTTAAAGAATCCGTGTCCCAACGTTTCTTTTCTTTATCATATTCAATATCTGCCTTGGTTATCCATCCAAACATATAATACTGTGTAGACTTCATTGAATCTGTAAACCATCCACAAGTTCTTTTCCCCAACTTGTTTATAAAAGATAATTCCAATGAAAACGTATTAAGGTTCGTATTCGCAAATCTAGCAGCTACCTTCTCATCTACAACCACCCTATATAACTTCTTGTTAGAAGTGCTTAAAATAAGGTCTGAGCCTCTTATTTGTTCATCATAGGCATCTGTCCTTGCATATTCTGTAAACAACTCTTTGTCAGAATATAAATGTTCATCTAGAAATGCTGCAATTTCCCTTTCAACAAACATGTCTTTCTTTCTATTGTTCTCCATACTCAATACAAAAATCTGCTAATTCAAGTAAGTCAGTGTTTAGCACCTTCAATGACAAATCGTCTCTACCCCATTTTAAACGCTTATACGGTACGTAACACTCCTTTGGGGTATCATATACCGCCTCCTTATCTTTAATGCATTCTGTGGCAAATTCTAACAACTTTTCCCTATTGACAAATATGATTCTTTCATTTGTCTTAAAAGCAATATATTCTGCTTTACCTTTTAGCCACCCATCTTTGCCTTGCACATTTTGCAATTCAAGCCAATGTATGGAGTCATCAAAAGTTGCGTCACTACGTTTATTTTTATTTAAACCCTTGACATCGATTCCAATTCTACCCTTGCGAGGTGAATCCCACCAGAAATCAATATGGTCTTCCACATCTTCTTTTTTTGTTGAACGTGTGGTTTCTCCACCTAATGTATGCTTCACAGCATCCATGACAAAATCTTCATCCAAACGCCCACTTAAGTAAAATTGTTTAACAGTTTCATCTAATTTTCTTGTAACCATATTCTATCCTACCAATAATGGTGCTTTTATAGGTGGGTCTGATTCATAACCCATTATTTTAAAATCTTCATATTTGAAGTCTTCAATTGTTTTCTGATTTCCTTCAATTAAAAGTCTTGGTAAATTATCAGAACCATTTCTAGATAATTGTTCTTTAACTGCATCAAAGTGGGCCTCGTATATATGACAATCACCGAGTGAAGCTATAAGTTCATCTGGTATCATATTCACTAATTTCGCAATCATACAAGTAAGTATGGCGTAACTTGGTGTATTGTAAGGCTGACCCAAAAATTCGTCATTCGACCTCATTGTATACATACAGCTCAATCCATACTTCGGAATATTGGCGATATCATAACTTCTTCCGTCACTAGGCATTGAAACATCTTCACCTTCATCCACATCTTTTGAATACTCCTTAAACCAATCATGCCATTTCTT